CGGATGATGGACACTAATTGGGCAGCGGCGATCAAGTTGGATTGCGAGCGCACCGGCGTCCATTTCTTCATGAAGCAGATGACCGGGAAGAAGCCGATACCTGACTACCTGATGCGGCGCGAGTTTCCGAGGACTGCAGCTTGATCCACGATTCTCTCGCCAACGAACGCAACTTCGTCGGATGCCTTCTGCGCTCGCCGCATGAAATCTGGCAGGTCAATGACGTCGTGACTGCCGACGCCATCACAATCCCTCACCACCGGGATATCTACACCGCCATCCGAGACCTTTCAGAGCGCGGGCGACCGGTCACGATCACTGCGCTGCAGGCCAACCTGCCTGAAGAATACGATGAAGTCGGCCCAACCATCGCTATCCTCATGGCGCTCAAGGAGAGCGCACTGGAGGCGGGGAGCGCCACAGATTATGCTCCCTTCATCGCAGAAAGAGCCGCACAGAAGCGGCTGGGAGCGCTTTCTGATTGGATCAAGAAGGAAGCCGGCAAAGGAGAGCGGGGCGCGGAGGAGATCGCCACAGAGGCCGCTACGCGCCTGCAGGCCATCATGGCTACGGCAGCCCCGCTGAAGCCAATCAAGCTCTCCGACATCACCAAGCGGGTCGCGACCTATTCGGTGAAGGCCAGGGACACAGACGAGATGCCCGGGTTTAGCACGGGCCTCGGTTCGTTGGACGAAATGACTGGGCTGCTGATGGGTGGAGACTTCATTGGCGTCATCGGTGCCCTCGGTGACGGCAAGAGCGCGCTACTAGCCCAGATCGGCAAGCACATCTCAAAGCGGGCCGTGGTGCTGTCGTGCCACAACGAGATGGGCGAGGACCAGAACGGAACTCGATTCCTGTCGGGTGAGTCCGGATTGACCGTCCGAGAGATCCGAGAGGGCGCCTATGACTTCACCGGTGCGGATGCCGTTCGGGATGCTCAAAAGCGCATCGAGGCGCTGAATTACCACATCTACACCGACCCCAGGATGACTGTTCGCGCCATCCGCGTCCGAGCACTCCAAATGAAGCAAACGGTTGGGCTCGGGGCCATCACCATCGACGGACTCAAGCGCCTTCGCACTGAGACCAAGCACCGCGATCGGTGGGACCGACTGGAGGAGATCACTGGTGAGCTGAAGGCCATGGCGCTCGAGCTGAAGGTGCCGATCCTCCTTGCTGTCCAGCGCACACGCACCGCACGCCGGCGCGAAGACCCAATCCCCCAGCTTGATGACGCTGATGCGCCCACGTTGGAGACCGACGCGGACATGGTCCTTGGCGTCTTCCGGGAGGAGTCCTGGCTGATGATGAACAAGCCCAATCCAAAAGCCGGTGGCGAGGCATGGGATGCATGGGAAGGCAAGGTGCGACACGCCAAGGGCAGGGCCAAGATCATAGCTCTGAAGGTCCGCAGCGGCCAGCCGTTTGAGACGCGGGAGTTCAAGTGGGTCGGCGCGAAAACGCAGTTTGAGGATTTGTGATGCGTGTTCTGGTATGCGGTGGACGCGGCTATTCCGACATTGAGCGGCTTTATGAAGTGCTTGATGGCATTCACAAGCTGACACCGGTCACGTGCATTATCGAAGGCGGAGCGAAAGGGGCTGACTATCTCGCTTGCCGCTGGTCAGCCTGGCGTGGACTCAATAACCATCGCCGCTTCAATGCAGACTGGGAATTGTACGGGAGCAGCGCGGGGCCTCGGCGCAATCTTCGTATGATCGAAGAAGGCAAGCCAGATTTGGTTGTTGCATTTCCAGGGGGGCGCGGAACTGCCGATATGGTAGCCAAGGCAGAGGCGGCCGGCATTCCCGTTCAGAGGGTGAAGTGACCGATCTCCCCGCCATCCTCTCCGAGCTCGGCATCACCATCGTTCCCGTCACCAAGCAGCGGGACGTGATGGAGACCTGCGCCGGCAACACGCTGGAGAGGATCAGGCGGGAGCATGGGGCTGAGCATCTGCGCTCCGTCCTGATCTCGATTGTGGAGACCACCAACAACAAGCGGATGCTGGTGGCGCCCGTGATCTGGGCGGTGTCGGACATTCTCCTGGCGCACCCCACATGGTTCGGCAGCGACTTCCTGGATGCGATGGACAGGATCGACCTTGCCGAGATGCATGAGCGCGCCAAGGCGAATAGGGAAGCCGCGCAGCCGCGGCAAGCGATAGCGACGATGTTGTTTGAGACGCTGAGCAAGCGGTTTCGGGTTGTGGAGCAGGAGCGTTTGATATGACGACGTGGACGCCGGAAACGGTGAAGATCAGGTTTATCGAGGCCGCAGGCACTGAGCGCTTCTTGTCAGGGCTGCGCAAGCCGGAGGCGCGCGGCTATTGGCCAGAGTTCTTCTATGATGCAGAAGACCGCGCCGGTTGGGACCAGCAAGCGCGTGACGATCAGATGGAGATTTGGCAGGGGCGTGGAACGGCGAAGGCCGACGCGCTTTCTCGTTATCAGGAGTGCTTGTCGTGGACGGTCGAGCGCATCACCGATCCGAAGCGTCGCAAGCTGGTCTGGGCCTTTGCGTTCTGCAGGGCCTACAAGCGCGACTTCGGCGAAACCTGCAAGAAGCGTGGATGGGTCAAGTCGACCGCCTACAACCGCTTGAATCGCGTCTGGCAGGAATTATCGTGGCATTTCAACAATGAGCGGCTATTGTTGCGAGAGCCGGCCCAATATTGGATTGGACAGGAATCCCAGCCGGATGTAGAGGTTGTGCAACCCGGTCAGAGACACGTCAGCGCGACGGGCCGCACAATTCATCAGCCATTCCGAACCGACACGCACAGCAACACGCTTCAGACAGCTGAGGCGGTTGAAGCGTTCGCTTCCTTTCTGGAAGAGGTGAATGAGCGCCGCCGCAGGGATCTAGTGCGAAGGCTGCGTCGTAACGAGGCCCGTGCGAATGTCGCTTAGGCCGGGTGAGCGCAATGCGCGCTATGACGAGGCGTGGAGCGAGTTTGTTCTTCAGGGCGTGAAGCGCCCCTCTGATGTTCTCGCATCGCACTTGGCCAAGAGGACGGCGGTCTATGCCATAGGCAGGGAGTATCTACCCCCGATCAAGATCGGGTTCAGCAGTCGCCCAAAGGGCAGGCTGATGGAGATGCAGATCGGAAGCCCCGATCCGCTGAAGTTTCACTTCGTCTGCTGGGTGCGGACAAAGGCGGACGCCACGAAGCTTGAGGCGGCCTGCCACAAGCTTCTGCACGAACATAATTGCCATGTGAAGGGCGAGTGGTTCGACCTTGACCCGAAAGGGGCGCGGCTCGCCATAGATGGCGCAGCGGCTACCGCAGGGTGCCACATCATTCCGCACCGACAGCTGACCGAAACATTCAGACTTTCGAATGACCCCTTAGAAGGGTGCTTCTGGGAATAACCCGCCCACCCCGCCCGTGCGGGGCCGGGACGCCGTATAGGGCGGGCTTAAAATCGGGCGACTCAGCAAACCCGTAGAGCTGCATCACCCCGGAACGGCCATCTATGTGCCGAGAGCTCCGACATTGCGAGCCGCCCGAGACTTTTAGGAGAAGGCCATGAGCAAAGAGACTCTGGAATTCATCGCCCGCGAACTGTTCAAGGTTCTGCCGGCCGGCAAGAAGCGCCGGGTCTGGCTGGAGCAGCGCGACGGCAAGGTCTGGGCTGAGAGCAGCATTTGAACTTCGGCATCCCGATCATCGCTGCACATGCGATCAGCCTGGCGCAAATCGCGCTTGTCCTGGTGGTAGTCATCGCCTGCGCTTGGGTGGCCGGAGTTGCCGTCGTCGCAGTTCGGGAGAGCTGGCAGTGAGCTTCGATCACCCGGAATGGACGGCCTACCTGATCGCGCTGGCGATCCTCGGCCTGATGGTTCTCAGCTTCATCCCAGAGAAGCGCAAGGGGCGGCGGTAATGGGTTATCTCTGGTTTGATCCGCGCGCTGCGGTGGTCAAGAACGATCCGCCTTACAAGCCGGTCGATCCGTCGCGCCCGATCCGCAAAAGGACCCGTGGCGACTCCTGTCGCTCAGGATGAGGCCATTGGTTGGCCGATGTTCGGCGTAACTGCGCCCTACGTTGCCCCGGACTCCGATCCTGCATGATTCACGAACTGCAGCAGGTTCTCTGGCTAGACACGCCAAAGGGCATCGCCCTCGTCAAGTTCATGATCGACCGCGGGCCAGACAGCGACACTGAATGGCTTTGCGTCATCAACGAGACCGGAGAAATCTGGACTTTTGACAACAGCGATGTGCGAGCCTGCAAAAACCTGACGCTTCAGCGCCGTTGCGCGTGGCAGGCATGAAGTGGTCCTTTGACGTCCCGCTGACGTTGCAGCTGGGGCCCAAGCCGGCCCTGGGCATCACGCAGCATAGGATCGGGGTGGCCGAGGCTACGCTGAGCGACGGTCGCAAGGTCCACGTCATGTTCGACCTCACCGAGGTGAAGGTCGGCGCCGAAGGCAACCACCTTGAATTTTCTTATCAGATACTGCCCGAGGTGATCGACGTCCGGGAATACATCCATCCGACGCATGAAACCAGGCAATGAAAAGCCGCGCACGCCGGCCAAGACCCAAGCGAGCAACCCCGTAACTGATCCCAACCACATCTCTGGAGATTGTAAATGAAGCTCACCCGTGGGCTGCTCGCCGTCGCTCTGTCGGTGGGCTTTGCCGGTGCCGCCCTTGCCGAGGGCATGTTCTCGAAGCTGCCGGTTGTCGGCGGCGCTGCCTATTGCGCCCTCTACGCCGGCGACGGCACGACCTGTGCGGCCAACGTGCCAGCTGGCCCGTCCGTCATGACAGGCAACGAGCGCATTCCGGCCGACACCAGGCTCTCGAGCGGCGTCAGCCCGCAGACCGTGCTGTTCAGCCCGGCCGCTCTCGGCCTTGGCCCGACGCAGTACTCGGCTCCGCTGACTGGCGCGACCACGACCGTTGCCGCGACCACCCGTCAGGTCATCATCGACCCGGCCGGCACGATCGCGACCCACACCCTGACGCTGCCGGCGGCTTCAGCCCTGGTCGACGGCCAGAAGCTCGGTTTCTGCACCACGCAGATTGTCACCTCGCTCACGGTCACGGCTGGTTCTGGCACCACGGTTGGCAATGCGCCGACTGCGATGCTGGTCCCGGTTACCACCGGCGCGGCGTCCTGCGTCGCCTGGACCTATGTGGCGTCGCAGACCAAGTGGTTCCGCATTCAGTGATCACAGATGGCCGGGCAACCCCCGGCCATTCCCTTTTCTTGACAATTGGAGTTTGACCCCATGAAGGGCCTGAAGAGACTTGCTCTCGCTCTCGGTCTGTTCGCTCTGCCCCTCGTGGGCTATGCCGCCGTCCCGAACAACATCGCCCCGGGCGATCCCTCGATCCTCAGCGGTTCGGCGATCAACGCCATCTACGACTATCTCCGCGGCAATTCGTCCGGCACCTATTCTGGCGCCTTCAATGGCACTGTGGGCGCCACCACGCCCAACACGGTTGTCGGCACCACGATCCTGAGCTCGAGCGCCACGGGTAGCGTGGGCTACACTACCGGCGCGGGCGGCGCGGTCACCCAGGCCACCTCCCGCACCACCGGTGTCACGGTCAACACCCCGACCGGCGCCATCACCCTGGTGAGCGCTGCAGGTTCGGCCACCGCGGCGTCCTTCACAGTGACCAATAGCTCGGTAGCTGCAACCGACACCATCGTGATGAACCAGAAGTCCGGCACCGATCTCTATGAGATTTTCGTGACCAACGTGGCAGCGGGCTCCTTCAAGGTGACCTTCTTCACCACCGGTGGCACCACGACCGAACAGCCTGTGTTCAACTTCGCTGTGGTCAAGGGCGCGGCGTCTTAAGGTAACGGGCGCGTGAATGCCAGTCCTTCCCAACTCAAGGCATGAGCGCTTCGCCCAGGCCCTTGCAGATGGCAAGTCAGCAGAAGAGGCGCACGGGATTGCTGGTTACAAAGCCAGCCGCTCCGGCGCCTCTCAGCTTAAACAAAAAGTAAACATTTCTCGCAGGGTCACTGAGCTTCTGGCTGAGCGGGAAAAGATACACGCCCAGTCCACAGCAAAGGCCATTGAGCGCGTTTCGCTGACCAAGGAGTGGGTACTAGCCCGCCTCATAGACAACGCTGAGAGGGCCTTGCAGGCCGTCCCAGTGCGTGACCGTGAAGGCAACGAAACGGGCGAGTATCAGTACCAGGGCAGCGTGGCAAACCGGTCTCTTGAACTGCTCGGCAAGCATCTCGGCATGTTCATCGACGTGCACGAGCTAAGCGGCCCGGATAAGGGCCCGATCCAGACGCAGGAAGTCTCTCCGCGTGACAAGCTCGCTGATCGAATCGCTGGCATCGCTACAGCCAGAGCAGCGAAAGACAATCTTGGCTGACCTGACCGAGGCAGAGGCGGAAGCCTTGCTGTGGGACTGGCGGGCATGGGCTAGGCCGAACCAGCTGGCGCCTGATGGCGACTGGATGACCTGGCTGGTTCTCGCTGGCCGCGGATTCGGCAAGACGCGCTGCGGGGCAGAGTGGATCAGGGAAGAGGTGACGGCCAAGCGGGCCAGCCGGATTGCCCTGATCGCGGAGACGCAGAAGGACCTCGAGGAGGTCATGGTCTTTGGCGAAAGCGGGATCAACTCGGTGTTCCCGCCACACCAGAGGCCAAGGATCACGAAGAAGCCGATCCGGGTGGAGTTTCACACCGGAGCGGTTGCCTTCGGCTACAACGCCACGGAGCCGGACCAGCTTCGCGGCCCGCAGTTCGACTGCGCCTGGGGCGATGAGCTCGCCAAGTGGCGCTATGCCAGGGAGACCTGGGACCAGCTTCAATTCGGCCTTCGCTTGGGCACGAGGCCACGGCAGATCGTCACCACGACGCCGCGGCCGATTCCCATCCTGAAGGAAATCCTGGCTGCCAGCACCACGGTGGTGACCAGGGGCATCACGACGGACAACAGGGCCAATCTCGCCCCGTCGTTCATCCGGAGCATCGTGGACAAGTACGCCGGCACCCGGCTTGGTCGGCAAGAGTTGTCAGCCGAGATCCTGGATGACGTGCCGGATGCGTTATGGACGCGGGCGGCGCTGGACCGTGATCGCCGCAAGCCTGATCAGATTCCATCGCTTCGTCGGGTGGTAGTTGCTGTCGACCCGGCTGCGAAGAAGAACGACGTCCCCGAGGACGGGGCCGCCACCGGCATCGTTGTGGCGGGGGTCGGCGACGATGGCCGCGGCTATGTGCTCGATGACTCGACCTGCCGCGAGAGCCCCAATGGATGGGCGCGCAAGGCCATTGCCTGTTTCGACAGGTACGAGGGCGATTGCATAGTCGGTGAGATCAACAACGGCGGGGACATGGTGGAGAGCACCATCCGCGCCGCCCGCACCACGGTGCCATTCAAGGAGGTCACAGCCTCCCGCGGCAAGTGGGTGAGGGCGGAGCCGATCGCGGCGCTCTACGAGCAGGGGCGCATCTCGCATGTCGGCACGTTCGCGGCGCTTGAAGATGAAATGGTTAACTTCGGACCCAACGGCATGGTCGGGGAAGCTTCGCCTGACCGCGTTGATGCTCTGGTCTGGGCACTGACGGAACTGTTCCCGTCGATCGTCAAGAAGGTGGTCAAGGTGGTTGATAAGCCAAAGATCGACCGCCCGTCGCACCCGCAAAGCTGGATGGGCTAGAGCTCCGTGGATCGCACCTTCACCCCTGCCGAGACGGAAAAGCTGATCCGGCAGGCTCAGAAGCAATTCAAGTCCTTCCTGGATTGGGAAGGTGCCTTCCGGCAGTCGTTCGAGTCGGACGTTCGCTTTGCCAATGGCGACGCCGACAACCAGTGGCAATGGGATGGTGAGGTCCTGCAGTCCCGCAAGGACTGTCCGTCCATGACCATCAACATGACCTGGATCCACTGCGCGCTGGTCCAGAACGAGATCAAGAAGAACCCGCCATCGATCACGGTGCGCCCGGTCGGTGGCGGCGCCACGATGAAGTCGGCCGAGGTCTATGGTGGCCTGATCCGGGAAATCTCCCGGGCCTCCGATGCTGTCAACGTCTACCTGAAGGCCTCCGAGCCCCTTGTGCAGGGCGGCGTGGGTTACTGGCGCGTCCTGACCGAGTACGAAAGCGAAGACAGTTTCGACCAGGTCATCCGCATCAGGAGCGTCCGCAGCCCGTTGGGCGTGGCCATGGACCCGGATGCCAAGGAGCCGTCAGGCGCCGACAGCAACTGGGGCATGATCTTCGAGGACGTGAAGAACGAATATCTCGAGGACGAGTACGAGAAGTACAAGGACGTGGTGGGCGCAGAGAATGCCATCACTGCCAACGTGGCGGCGGCGGACTGGAAGAACGAGGATTACACCCGAGTCGCCGAGTGGTATCAGAAGGAGAAGTTCCAGGACCAGCTGCTGGGCTTCACCGATGACAGCGGTCAGTTCACCACCGCTTTTCTCGCCGACATCAAGGATGCTGCGATCCGGCAGCGTTTGCTGGCCGACGTCCGCACCCAGAAGCGGGCCGTCACCCGCTCCAAAATCTGCTGGTACAAGATTTTCGGCGACAAGATCGTCGACTTCCGGGAGGTCCCTGGAAAGCGCTTCATCCCGATCGTGCGGGTAGTGGGTCAGGAGACCATTATTGACGGCGAGCTCGACCGCAAGGGCATCGTTCGCAGCCTTAAGGATACCCAGCGCAATCTGAACTACTGGGTCTCCGCCGGCGCAATGCAGGTGGCGCTCCAGACCAACGTGCCGTGGGTGGGCCCAGCTGCGGCCTTCGAGAACATCAAGCAGTGGGAGGACGCCAACCGCGGGCGCTATGCCTACCTGCCGTACAATCATAGGGACGATCAGGACGAGATCATTCCGCCGCCGTCGCGGCCCAATCCCCCGGTGATGGCGACCGCATACATCCAGGGCATCCAAATTGCCTCGCAGCAGTTCAAGGACATCTCGGGCCAGCACGAAGCCACACTTGGCAAGCAGGACAACGCCGAGTCCAGCCTCGCCATCCGGGCGCGGCAAGGGCAGGGCGAAACGTCAACCTTCCACTTCCCCAACGCTCTGGCTCAGGGCGTGGCCCACACCGGGCGCATCATCCTCGACATGGCGCCGGAGGTCTATGACACGCCGCGGCTGATCCGCATCTCCAACGCGGACATGACCCAGAGCGAGGTCAACGTGGATCCGCAGGCGGCCGAGGCTCATGCGGAGATCGACAAGCCGGACGAGGAGAACACCACCGAGGTTACATGGAACCCGAAGATCGGCCGCTATGAGGTGGAAGCCGAGGCGGGCCCGTCCTACCAGACGCAGCGGGAGTGGACTGCGGAATCGCTAGGCGCGCTGCTCGCGCAGAACAAGGACCTCTGGCAGGTCATCGGCGACTTCTACGCCCAGCAGCTGGACTTCCCGGGTGCCGAACAGATGGCAGAGCGCATCCGGCGCACCATCAACCCGTCCGTCCTTGGCGAGGGGCCGAGCCCCAACGAGCAGAAGATGCAGGGCGAGATGCAGAACATGCAGCGCCTGCTTCAGTCGCTCATGGACACGCTCGCGCAGAAACAGCGCGAGATCGACAACAAGGACGAAGAGATCGCGATCAAGGCCGAGGCCGAGGTCACCCGCCGCATGGACGCCGAGTCCCGCCGCATCAAGGAGGCGGGCAACGCCCAGGCCAACTTCGCGGCGGCCGGTCTCGATCCGGATATCAAGAACATCATGTCCGACGCCACGGCAGAGGCCATGAACGACGATCTGCACGAGAGGCTGGAGGCGCGCAAGCCCCAGCCCGAAGAACAACCGGAACCAGTTGAATGAAGAAACTCGCTTTTGCCCTGATCTTGCTCGCCGGCCCTGCGCTGGCGGACGAGCCCGCCAAGCCCACGCTGTGGCTGATGGCGGTGCAGCTCAAGGCCACCACACTGAACGTGACCTATCCGAACCAGGCGGCGTGCGAGGCGTCAGCCAAGACCGCCACGGCGCATCTGAAGAAGCACGGCCTGGGCCGGGCGGATTGCTTCCCGGTGGTGCAGCCGTGAGGCGCTGCATGGACTGGCTGACCGATATGTTTGTGATGTTTTGGCTCGCATGACCAACCAACTGATCCGCCTGCAGGCCAAGGAGATCGCTGGCGCGGAGTACGACAAGCTCCGCGTTCTCGGCTCCGATCGCTTCTCCCGGGAGAACCCGGACCAGAAGCGCTACGTGGCCGAGCACTGGCCGCATTTTGTCGACGCCGCCCGCGCATCGCTGACCTACTACATGACCATGGTCACCACGCCTGAGCATGAGAAGGAAGCGATCATGGAGGCGCTGGTCGAGCACACCGAGCAGTCCGAAGGGCCGCGCGCCGTGGAGGTTCTGCAATACACGTTCCAGCCGCGCGAGCGGGAAGACGTGAGGATGATCGACGAAAACCTGCAATTGCCGAGCGTAGGGATGTAACGATGGATCACGCGATCACGGTCGGCAATGTCCTGATGGTCTGCGGCATAGCCGTTGCGCTGGTACTGGCAGGCGGCGGGCTGCTCCTTCTCATCAGCATTTTGAACCCGTTTAGCTCTGGACACTAAGACATGGTCGCCAAGAAGAAGAAATCCGCCAACGCCCTGGTTGGCGAGTCTCCCGCGATCTATGCGGGCATGAACCGCGACTACCAGGCTGAGGATGACCATCGCGCATTGACCCGTGCCGGCGAGATCATGTCCGACCGGGAGCGGATGAAGGCGGCAAAAGAGCACGCCAAGAAGATGCAGAAGCACATGGAGAAAGCCTGCAAATGAAGTCCCGTTTCCTGAACGGAGTGAGTTTCCTGCCCCTGTATGCGCCCGAGAAGGGCGACGGCGGCGGCCAAGCTGAGATGGACCTGAACGCCGAGGCCGGCGACATCGCCGACCAGCTGGAAGCCGCGGCCGATGACGATCAGAACGACCTTAACCACTCTGGCGATGACGAAGGCGCCGAAGAGGTCAAGGCCGGCGACGACGGCAAGGAGCCTGAGAAGGCCGAAGGCGAGGACGACAAGGGCGAGGAAGAGCCGGAGGACGAAAAGGCCGAGCTCGAACAGCTGCGCAAGGCCAACAAGGCCCTCGGCAAGCGCATCAGCGCCCTGTCCAAGGACAAGCGCGAGCTGCATGCCAAGCTCCAAGAGACCATCCGCGAGGTCCCCAAGGGTGAGGAAGAGGCCGCTGCCGACGATGAGGCGCCCCAGCGGTCCGACTTCAAGTCCAAGGCGGAGTTCGACGCCGCGGTGGAAGCCCGCGCCGAGCGGATCGCTGAGGAGCGCGCCGCCACCCGCGAGTTCAACCGCAAGTGCAACGAGGTCGAGTCGGCTGGCTCTAAGGCGTTCGGCGACAAGTGGGCCAAGGCCAAGACCGAGCTCGCCATGCTGGATGACCACGGCCGCATCCCGCTGGACATCCTCACGGTGGCGCTGGAGACGGACAATCCGGCCCGCGTGCTGTTCGTGCTAGGCAACGATATCGAGAAGGCCACGGAGCTGATGGGCATGACCCCGGCCAAACGGGCGATTGCCATGGATAGGATCGCCACACAGAAGCCCGCCGAGCGTCCGGCCTCGAGGGCGCCGGCGCCGGTCGAGCCTCTGGGTGGCCGCGGCAGCCGCGACGATCGGCCTTCTGACCGCGACTCCGACGAGGAGTGGAATCGAAAGGAAGAGGCTCGCGAGCGTCGGCTGCGTGAAGAGCGCCGGAAGCGGGGGTACTGAGTTACTATCCGTCAAAATGTTGGTTAGTAATTGACTATCCAACATTCTGGAACTGAAGCCCTCGATCGCGGCTTAAAGCGACGTTTCTGCACGTATCGCGGCCTCGTGTCCCGCCCCGCCGCTAGGGTCAAGTGCGTTTGCGCCCGCCAATTCCTCACAGCTCGGGCGAGTGAGGATCACCCCAAAACCCACGTTCCGGCGACGCTTTGAGGGCGTTCGCGGACGCATGCCCCGAGGCATTTCCCATGGCAAATACCCTTCTCACGCGGTTGGAGATCACCCGCAAGTCGATCCGCCTGTTCATCAACTCCAACGCTTTCATCAAGAACATCGACCGCCAGTATGACAGCCAGTTCGCCGTCACCGGCGCGAAGATCGGCGCCACGCTGAAGGTCCGCCTGCCCAACGACTACACTGTGACCGATGGTCCGGGCCTGTCGCTGCAGGACACCGCTGAGCAGCAGACCACGCTCACGGTCGCGACCCAGCGCCACGTCGACACCGGCTTCACCTCGGCCGAACTGGCTCTTTCGCTGGATGACTACGCCGAGCGCGTCGCCAAGCCGAAGATGAACAACCTGGCTGGCAACGTGGCGAAGACCGTCATGCTGGCGATCGGCGAGTCGGCGGCGAATATGCGCGCCAACTTCAACGGCACCGCAATCATCTCCCCGACCTCCCAGACCTTCGTGGAGGCCGGCGCCGTGCTGGACGACAACTCGGCCCCGCTGTTGGGCACGATGGGCGACCGCAAGATCGTCAACGACCCGTGGACCGACGCCCGCACCTCCACCTCGCTGTCGGGCCTATTCAACCCGTCCGCCCGCATCTCGGAGCAGTACGAATACGGCTCCATGAAGCAGGCGCTGGGCTTCTCCTGGATGCGCGACCAGACCGTGATCAAGCACACGGCTGGCACGTTCACCGCGGGAACGGTCAACGGCGCGGGCCAGAGCGGCACCACGCTGGTCACCAACGCGATCACCGGCACGCTCAAGCAGGGTGACATCATCACCATTGCCGGCGTCACCGCCGTCAACCGCGTGACCAAGCAGTCGACCGGCATGAGCCGCCAGTTCGTCGTCACGGCGGATGCGGCCTCGGGCGCCACCTCGCTGTCGATCTATCCGGCCATCGTTGCGGCCGGTGCGAACGGCGCGGACTCGCAGTACCAGACCGTGGTCTCGGCCCCGGCCGACGCTGCGGCGATCTCGCTCTACACCGCGGCGAGCGCGACCTACCGCAAGTCCCTGGCCTATGCGCCGGAAGCCATCACCATGGTCACGGCCGACCTCTACATGCCCACCAAGGGCGTGATCGACTCGGCCCGTGCCCAGTACGACGGCATCTCGATGCGCTCGATCTCGGCCTACCTGCCGGGCTCGGACCAGGCCATCAACCGCGATGACGTTCTGTTCGGCTACCTGGCGATCCGCCCCGAGTGGATCTGCGCGGTTCCGGACGCGATCTGAGGCTGATCTACGGCGGGCGGGGATTGTCCCCGCCCGTTTTTTCATGGAGTGACTATGGCACGTTCTGCGATCCCCGATTTCGGGGTGGAATATCCCGAATACGAAAGGCGCCAGTGGCCGAAATACGTTGGCCTTGACGCCGATGGTGAGGCCCTGATCGCCAAGGACGAGGCGCAGTTCGAGGAACTGAAAGAACTCGCCGTCTATCCGAAGGTGCTCGGCAAGGACAGGCACGGCAACGAGGTTGTTGCGCAGAACCCCCGCGATGAGCAGTGGTTCAAGGCCAAGGTGGTCCATGCGGCCATCGAGGAGGCCGAGCCCGTCAACGCGCTCACCGACAAGCCGCGCCACGGTGGCCGGAAGGCGGCGGCCTGATGCCCACTGGCACGGATATCTGCACGTCGGCGCTGATCCGCGGCGGCGTCCTCGGCGTCGGCAACCCGCCTTCAGCCGATCAGATCAGCCGTGCCCTGGTGCTTCTCAACGACATGCTGGCGCTGTGGTCACACAAGCGCTGGCTCAACTATGCCGAGATCGACCACACCATCACGGTGACGGGCGCGCAGTCCTACACGATCGGGTCCGGGGGCGATATCAACGTCGCCTCCCGGCCCGACCGGATCGAGTGGGGATATGTCCGCCTGCTTAACGGCGGCGGAGGTGGCAACCTGCCGGTGGATATCCCGCTGCAGCAAATCTACTCCTATGAAGACTACAGCACAGTTGCGCTGAAGACGCTGCGCACCCAGCCGATGGCGTTCTTCTACGACTCGGCTTACCCGCTCGGGAACATCTATCCCATACCGATCCCGAACGACGCGACCCGCTACGAGCTTCATTTCGGCACCCGTACCCTTCTGCCAGTGCTGGTGACGCCGGCGACCAACATCGTCCTGCCGCCGCATTACACCTACGCGATGCGCTGGAATCTGGCGAGCGAGTGCCGCGCTGAGTGGCGCCTGCCGAAGGCCCCAGACATCGATGCGAAGGCCGCTGATGGCATCAAAACCATCCGCTCCTCTGCGGTCCAGGTGCCGTCCCTCTCGCTCCCTGCAGGCCTAGGCGGCTCTCAGGGCGTTTATAACCCGTACTCCGACACAACGACCAACGTGCCGTGAGCCGCGTACCCCTCAGCTCCGGCGCCTACCAGGCGCGCTCGTTGATCGCGAACGCCCAGCGCAGCGTCAACCTCTACTGCGAAGCCAACCCGCCAGAGACCGACCCGCCTGTCCCGTTCACGCTGTACCCGCGCCCTGGCCTGCGACTGCTCGCGCGGGCGCCATCGTTCGGCATCGGGCGCAATGTTTATTGCGACTCGCAAGGCAACGGCTACGCCGTCATCGGCAACATCGTCTATTACATCGACTCCAGCTTCGACCTGACCGCGCTTGGCACGATCGCGGCCGGCACATCCATCGTGTCCATGTCGGACAACGGCACCACCGTACTCATGGTCGATGGCACCACTGCTGGCTACACAATCGACATTCAGTCGAAGGCTTTTAGCTCCATCTCGGATATGGCCTTCTACGGTGGCAGCTGGGTCAACTACATCCGGACGTTCTTCGCGCTCAACCGGCCGGGGACGAATCAGTTCTACATCTCAGGCTCTAACGCGGTAACCTGGGACGCGCTGGACTTCGGCAGGAAGACCTCGAGCGCTGACCCGCTGGTGGCCGCTGCGGCACTTAACGACCAGCTCTGGCTGCTTGGCACGAAGAAGGGCGAGGTCTGGTACTATTCGGGAAATGTTGATTTCCCATGGCAGCAACTGCCGAACGTCATCATCGAGCATGGAGTCGCCGCCACCTACTCGATCGGGCAAACCGACAAGTTCCTGTTCTGGCTCACTCAGGACAAGGACGGCAAGCCCTGGATTGCGCGTGGAGCGGCCGACTATTCGGTGGAGAAGATTTCAACCTTCGCCCTCGACAATGAAATCCAGAAATACGCGAAGTGGTCGGATGCGGTCGGCTACTGCTACCAAATCCTCGGCCATACGTTCTACCAGATCGATTTCCCTTCCGCCGACAAGACCTGGGTCTATGATCTAAGCCTGATGGGGTCCGGCAATGAGTGGAATCAGTATTCATCGATCGACATCAACGGCAACCATCATAGGCTGAACGGTTTCCTATCGGCTTATATGTACAACACGAACGTGATGATCGACTGGAGGACCGGCGATCTCTACGCGCTGGACCCCGACACCTACACCGACAACACGTTCCCGATCGTCTGCATCCGCGGCTTCCCGCATCTCGGCGCCAACGGCAACGAGGTCTCATATCCCGGATTCATGGCCGACATGGATGTGGGTGAGGTGCCGAACATGCTGATCGATGATATCGACTCCGCCACCACTTCACCGTGGCAGTCTGGGTTCAGTGCCGCTTTCGGTCCGTTCATGCATCAGGCGACGCCGGCTGTCACGATGCGGTTCTCCAACACCCGCGGCAAGACGTTCGGCGAGAAGCGCCAGCGCCTCCTGGGGTCGACCGGAGAATACGGGCAGATCCTGAAGTGGGACAGCTGCGGCATCGCGCGTGACGGTGTTTTCGAGCTCGAATGGGCGGCGCCGTGCAAGACCGCGCTGAACGGCGCCTTCCTGTGGCCAGAGCCTGAGCAGGCCGAGACGTGACGACCCCTACTTTTGGCGTTCCTAGCCCGATCTTGCCGGCCACCGACCCGAAGTCGGGGAAGTTGGCCTCGGTCTGGTATCAGTTCTTGACGCGCCTTGCGCAACTCACGGCCGAGAGCCCGATGACGTCCCCGACCGTGGGCGCCTCGCCGCTGACGTTCACGGCCACGACCATCGGCCATCTATTCATCACCGGCGGTACGGTTTCATCGGTCGTGCTGACCAGGTCCGGCACATCGATCACCTGCCAGACGGGTCACTTCATCCCGATGGCGGCTGGTGACCAGGTGACGATCACCTACACGGTGGCGCCGACACTGACCTTCGTGCCGAGCGCGCGGGCATGAGGGAGGCCGTTGTCGATTACCTGCCGTGGCTGCTGTCGGCCATCACAATCTGGATGACTCTTTTGGCTGGAAACAAGAGCCGGTCGGCGTGGTCGGTGGGCCTGTTGAACCAGTTGCTCTGGCTGGTGTGGATCGTGGCGGCGCAGAGCTGGGGCATGATGCCGATGAACCTTGCGCTGTGGGTGGTCTACGGGCGCAATTACCTGAAATGGGGTAGGGCGTGACGGAAGAGGACCAGATCGCCTTCACCGGCGCCTTTGCACGATGGTTTCAGGGCAATGCGGCGGCGGCCCGCTTCTGCGCCGACATGGCCGAGATCGCGCATGTCTGGGATGACCTGGTCGACGCGGACAAGCCGGTATCGAGCGCCGAGGCTGATCGCATCTTCCGCAAGATGGTCCTGGAAGTGCCGGCCAACGAGTTCTACCGCGCCAATTTCGGCTTCCTGCATCCGATCATGGTGATGGTGTGGGGACAGTGGAGCGCGGCCAACGGCATGGAGACGCACCCGATCC